AATACACAGGTACTGAGGATTATGATATTGAAACTATATTAAATAATGATATTATAGGAGCATTAATTAAAGCTAAAAATGCTTCAAATAGTGAAAATGTAGTATTAGAATTAAATAGTGGAATAGCAGGTGATTTACAATTAGATTTTATTTTTAATGGTGATGTAGAATATGCTAATAAAGTTACATATACTATTAAAGAAATAACATCTAAAACATCAATTGGTTTTAATTTAAAATATAGTTCTGAATTATTAAAACAAATATTTGTTAACAATAAAGGAGCTGATTTAGGAAAATTATTTTTAAATTCAAATGGTTTAATGAAACTTGTATTTGAATATAAAGATTTAAAAAGTACCTATTACGTTGTAGCAAAAGAAATTTAATTTTATAAAAATAAGTTATGTCAACAAAAAAACAAGCGTTATCATCTTTAACATTGATTAAAGATCCACTTATTGAACCTTATTTCATAGGGAAAGATTCAAGTAGTTACACTATCTATGAATCTATGAAAATAGGAGCAAATAATAAAGGTCGTGGTCGCAAGACTCGAACAACAGAAGGTATCAAGCCTTTATCATTCCACACTAGTTTTGGTTCATGCTTATCAGCATTAGCAAAACTAAAAATCGAAAATCGTCCTGTCTATAATTCAATTTCAGAATATGTGGCTGAATGGAGACGAGTAAAAGAAGAAATCAATAACATAGTAAATATAGAAGAATAATGAAACAGTTAAAAGCAACATTTAACGCGGTTATAGTTAAACCTCGAGATGAGGAAGAAACTACATATGGAAATATTGTAGTACCGGATTTGGGTAAAGAAAAAGCACTTATTGGTACTATTGTATCTGTAGGACCAGGCCAATCATCATTTAGTGGAGATTTTATTCCTACAGTAATGAAAGTAGGAATGGAAGTAATGCTCCCAACAATGGGTCCTAATAAAATTGAATTAGAAGGACAAGAATATTGGGTGTGCCCTGAAAATCAAGTTTTAGCAATTATTGAAGATACAGAACAAAGTCAAATAACATTAGAAATTACTAACGGATAAATATGAGTAAAATTATAGAATTTGGGCCTGAGGCCAGAGAAAAATTAGTTAAAGGTATTGACAAATTAGCTAATGCAGTAACATCAACATTAGGTCCTAATGGACGAAATGTTGTTATTTCAAACAATCAAGGCTACCCACAGTCAACTAAAGATGGTGTGACAGTAGCTAAAAATATCTCACTTGAAGATCCAATTGAAGAATTGGGTGTACAACTTGTTAAACAAGCTGCTATCAAAACAGCAGACGGAGCAGGTGATGGTACAACTACTTCAACATTGTTGGCTCAAGAAATGGTTAAAAATGGTTTATCATCATTAAACCAAGGTGCAAACGCTGTTACTATTAAGCGAGACATTGATAAAGCAGTTAAAGAAGTAGTAATATCACTTCGTAAAGATATCTCACAAGATATTAGTTCTGAAGAACAACTTAAACAAGTAGCAACAATTTCTGCTAATAATGATCCTGAAGTAGGACAGTTAATTGCTACAGCGATGGAGAAAGTAGGTCGTGAAGGTGTTGTTTATATTGAAGAAGCAAAATCTGAAGACACATATCTTGAAACAGTAGAGGGTATGCAATTTGATAGAGGCTACAAATCTCACTTCTTTGTGACTGATAATAACACAATGACTTGTACTTTAGAGAATCCATTTATTTTAATTGCAGATAAAAAATTTCAGTCAATTAAAGAATTGTTACCTATCTTAGAAGGTATTGGAGCACAAAGTAGACCATTGCTTATTATAGCTGAAGACATTGATGGTGAGGCATTAGCAACATTGATTGTTAATAAAATGAGAGGCACAATTAAAGTATGTGCTGTAAAAGCTCCTGACTTTGGTGATCGTAGAAAACTTATTTTAGATGATATTGCTGTCTTGACAGGAGGTCAAGTATTTAGTACTGATAAGGGTATGAAGCTAGATAAGTTCAATTGGGACTGGTTTGGTCAAGCCCGATTAGTAACAGTAAATAAAGATCAAACAACTATTGTTGATGGAAAAGGACAGTCTGAAGGAATACAAACACGTATTGAAGAACTTCAACAGCAAATCGAAAAAGCAAAAACACCATTTGAAAAAGAAAAACTCCAAGAACGATTGGCGAAATTCGTCGGAGGAGTAGCTATTATTCACGTTGGTGGTAATACCGAAACTGAGATTAAAGAAAAGAAAGACCGTGTTGATGATGCGCTTCAAGCAACTAAAGCCGCAATTGAAGAAGGTATTGTACCTGGAGGCGGTGCAGCTCTAATTTACGCTCGTGAAGCAATCACTAACCGAGATACAATTGGTGGTAAGATTGTTTACAAAGCATGTTCAGCACCATTTATGAAAATTCTTACTAATGCTGGTTATGAAAAAGAAACAGCATTTGGATTAATAAATAACTTCAACCCAACTGATAATTGGAATGGTTATAATCTTGAAACCGAAGCATTTGTTAATATGAAAGAAGCAGGTATCATTGATCCATCTAAAGTAACAAGATGTGCTATTGAAAATGCAGCATCAGTAGCTGGAACAATTCTATTAACAGAATGCACTGTCGTAGATAAGCCTGAAGATAAAAAACAGGATGATATGATGGGCGGAATGGGAGGCATGTTCTAATGGTAGAAGAAAAAAACATATTGATCGCTAGGAGACAAGCTCCTGGTGATCAATGGTTTTTAGTTAATGATGAAAAGACTATATATAAATCATTAACTGAAACACTAGAAGCATATTATCAATACAGTACAAATAAGCCTCAAGCGTTCAGACTTGAACCACTAAAAGGAGAGTTATATGTTATTACTACAGGTGAAGTAGTATCTCCACCACCTAAAAAGTATAACATTTACGGAGATAGGTAATATGTATAATAAAATATTATTATGAGTAAAGAATTCTTAAAAATGCAGAAAACAGCTGGTTTAATCACTGAATCAGAGTATAAAGAAAAGTGCGAGTGTACTCTTAATGAATACCAAACAGATCTTTCTATTAAGCAAGAAGTATCTCATCCTGGGTCAAAAATTGATGTAAAATTATATAATGATGGGGCTGTTCAATTTTGTAAAGATAATAAAATGGTAACAGCGTTTAAATTTACCTTACCAAGTAGATCCGAAGAAGCATTTGGCCTAATTAAAAATTATTTTGAAAACAATCCAAATGATATTATTAATGAAAAAAATCTTTTAAGTGATATCTTTAAAAAGATTAAAGAATCTGAAAAAGAAGATATAAGATATATTGGGACTATACAGTATATAAACAGGAGTTATTCTAATGAATGTGGAGTAAAGGGGATACAACAAATATCTTGGGCTAGATAATAATAATCTTAAAAGAAATATATTAAAATTTGGCCTTCGGGCCATTTTTTATTATATTAGGTTATATGAAAGAAAATAGTTTATTTGTAGAAAAATATAGAAGCCAAACATTAGAAGACTATGTTGGTAATGAACAACTAAAACAAATTATTGGTAAATATATTGAAACCAATGATATTCAAAATCTTTTATTGTATGGTACACCTGGAACAGGTAAAACAACACTTGCCAAAATTATAGTTAATAATATTGACTGTGATTATCTATATATAAATGCATCAGATGAGAGAGGTATTGATACTATCCGAGATAAAGTACAAGGTTTTGCATCATCTGCTTCATTTAAACCACTTAAAGTTATTATATTAGATGAAGCTGATTTCTTAACAATTCAAGCTCAAGCATCACTTAGGAACATTATTGAGACTTATTCACGTACTACTCGATTCATTTTAACCTGTAATTATCTTGAGCGTATTATTGATCCTCTCCAATCCAGATGCCAAGTATTAAAGATTACTCCTCCATCTAAAAAAGAAACAGCACAACATGTAGCTAATATTTTAGAAACAGAAGATGTAAACTATGAAATATCTAATCTAGCATTAGTAGTTAATAAGTACTATCCTGACATCAGAAAAATACTTAACACATGCCAGACTAATATTATTGAAAATACTCTTAAAATAGATGAATCAATACTAATATCAGGTTATAAAGACAAGTTGCTTAAAGAACTTAAATCACCTAATAAATCTAGTTTTAAAAATATTAGACAAATAATTGCTGACTCCAATATTGAGGATTTTGAAGATGTATTTAGATTCTTATATGATAGTATGGATGAATATGTGAAAGATGATATGAATAAGGGGATTATCACTATTACTATAGAAGAGTATATGTTCCACGCCAATTTTAGAATAGACAAAGAAATCAACACCTGTGCATTAATAGCTAAAATTTTACAAGTTATATGAATAAACAACAACAACAATTAAATGTCAACATTGACATTAAGGCTACTCAGCCTATCACAGCTCCAAATGGTAATCAAGTATTTACTGAGGGAGTAATTTTAAGAAAAGTATCTAAATTCGTAGCAGGTACACCTGAAGATGCAATTATACCAGTACCTTGTTTTTTTGATCCAACAAATGGACAAGTATTGATTGAAATGCTTCCTAAAGAATTAAGAGAAGAGTATGAAACATACAACCAAGAAAGAAGTAAGTAAAAAATTAACTATTTTTGATTGGTTGAAGGAAATAACCTACAACAAGTCACCATGGAATTCATTTACTGAGGAAGACAAAGAATCATTTAACCCATATATGATTCATCGATTCCTCAGTATGAATCCTGACTATGTGGACTTTGTAAACACTGTACAAACAGTTCCATATACTAATAAAGAAAGAGTATATAATATATATTTATATACGATACCTAAAAAAGATATGTGGTTAAAATATATTAAATCAACTAAAACTAAGAGACAAGAGGCTATGCTTAAGCATATTGCTACTTATTATGAGTGCTCTTTAGGTGAAGCTGAAGAATATGCTGACATATTAAAAGATACAGGTGTTAAAAGTATCTTAAAACAATTAGGTGTTGACGATAAAGAAATTAAAAAGTTATTAAAATAATGGACAGTATTGTAAGCTCAATTATAAAGCAGTTTGAAGAACGAAGCATTAAAGGTAAAGAAAAATACGGCACTGACTTAGACAGAAAAGATTTAACTTTACTAGAATGGATTGAACATGCTAAACAAGAACACATGGATGCTATCTTGTATTTAGAAAAAATCAAACACGAAATACTACAAGGTGAAAGTCCCATCGATTGTTAAAAGAATACAAAGCTATACTCCACAAGAAGTAAACTACGCTTTCCAAAAGAATATATCTTATAGCCAGTTCTCTATTTTTAAAGAATGTCCTCATAAATGGGAATTACTTTATAAAGATGGATTACAACAATATACTTCAACTATCCATACAGTATTTGGAACTGCAATGCATGAAGCATTACAGCACTA